ACTTACAACCAAGTTTTACATAAAATACAAAGAAGAAAAATTCCATGTAATGCTAGGGATGCTCAAAATGATTTCCCTATAACTAGGAATATAAATACACTTAATCCTTATACTCCTGCTGCTGATAATCTTTGCATAGAAGAGATTAATAAAACATTTTTTCTAGGATGTATTGATTTATTAGTAAACCCATGCTTAGAGGGTATAAATTCTGCACAGGCTGAACCCTCAAGACCCACAAGTAATTCTAGTGTATCACGGCCAACTACTGCAACTGTAAACGTTAGCCAGCAACCAAATGATCCCCAGGTGTCTGATCCTAGAGCTAATGTTAAAATATTAATGGATTCAGTAGATTTAAGAGATAATGAAAGAAGAGTTGGAAATTCTAGAGGGGTAGCTGAATCTATACTAAAACTAATTCCAACTAAAGAGGTGGAAACTTTTGATATAAATGACCCACAGCTACGTGTTGGATCTTCAGCTTCGGCTTCACTACAAGAAAATCGTGGTATTTACGATGAGGTGTATAACTTCTTCAGGACTTATCCAACTCTTGAGACTAGATTCGTAGCTAACTTTCTATATCTCAACATATTTAATGATAGGGTAGCTGAAGAGGTTTACTATTTTCTTAATAGGATAAATAATATACTTCCATGGAATGAGGAATTCTTTAATAGATTAACAAACGAAAAACTTATTCTTAGTATTAAATATGAGTTGCTAACAGCATTCAGTAATCTCCATACAATTGCTAACACTCCAATAAATGTTAATGATTTCATTGAGATAGTAAAATCACACTTAATTGAAGGCACGTTAGATCAATTTGATCCAAATTATTACTTATTTATTTACAACTCACAGTTAAGGGATTCAACCATAAACATACTGCCTGAAGGGGAATCCAAAGCGGCACTACAAGCTGCTATGGGGATATTTAATAACTCTAGCCAATCTACTGATTGGAGATTATACTCAACAAATGTAAGGGATGAGTATAAACGTATGCGAGTTTTATTAACTGATATAGAAGCTAATATTAGGACTATACAATTGGATGGGAATGACAGTTCCCTATACCTAAATAACGCTGGAATAACTACTCTACAAATAGATGGGAATGATGAGTTCACATTATTAGGGGACGGGGCTGGATATTACTTTTCCGCTGAATACGCTAATAGCTCAACTTACCCATTACAATCAGAAAACTATTTATCCTCATCTAGGTATTTAACTCCAATAACAAGATACACTGTTCTACGCATCTTGGGGGCTGACCTAGACATAAACATAACTGCAAGCTCAAACACGCATGAGTTTTCTACTAGCTACAATCCATCAGCAGCTTTAGAGCCAATGTATTTCACAATAGATTTTGAATCTATTGGTGACAAAATAAATCCAAATTCAACCATAAACCTATTATCCGCAACTTATTCTAGGGTTTCAACAGAAGAGGCGGTGAGGCATTCTAGGAATTATTCCTACAATACGATTAAATTAAACTTAGATCATAACGACCCAATAGTTCATTACATAAGAGATTCTAGTTCATTCACATACGATCAAGACGATTTTAACTTACGAGCATTTGAGGATAACAGAACCCTTACTGGAAGCAGTATTATCCTACGGAATATGCCTGCCGCAATAATAGTGACTCCTGGGCTTGGATCTGCTCATAACCCGTTTAATGGACATTCTACTATATTATCCTATGATGAACCTGTGTCTAGATCATTAGCCCTTAGACCAACCTTTGATACTGCAAATAACATTCTAATGAAGCCACCATTACAGGCTTCTAATACATTTTACACAGTTGGAACTCCATATTTTGGAATGTATGAAAGAGATTATGATAGAGACTACCATGGTAATCTATTAACGTTTGATCCAAGCTCCTTTGTGTTTGATTTTTCCTATTATGTGAATGGTGAGTATTCAAGATCTTCCCCTGGGGACACTTATAGAACTCAGTCAATAGAATCAAAATTAACTGTCTCCACTGTAGACCGCTTAATAAATGTCTCAGGTGTAGAGTTTTTAACTTGGTGGGATGTATTTAGAAGATTAACAACCAACGATATAGGAAAATTGTATCTTTCTAATCCATACCCATTAATTAGAAAACTATCCTCTGGGTGGAGGAGCAGCGTAAACATATATAACGTATTAGCTAGGGCTCCGATAGTGTCATCTGGAATACCATCTGATTCCACTATAGAGAATGACCAAATAATTATTAATGAGGTGGATCGTGTTTTTAGGCCGCAATAAAGTAGCAGTGCAAAAAGATTTTGCAAATGGTAATAAACATTTAGGTGCTTGTAATAATTGTGGATTTTCATTAATTGCATTTAATCCTAATGCTGAAGTAACCTATGAAGGATTGCCAATAATAGTTGACGGAGCGATATACTTACCCCATCCATCCCCAGGTATATTAGGGTGTTGTTTAACACATGATGTTAGGGCTAGACCATTATCTGATTTAGCATCTATACCGACAGTGGATGACCAAATGGTTAAAATAAATGGTTTATTACCTATAAGATTAGGTGATTTACTGTATTGTGGTGCAGAAATAGAAGAATTTTAGATAAAATATTATACCTACCTAAATACATATAGGTAGGTAATTTTTTATACCTTTATAAAGGAAAGATAACTAATGAATCGTAACATTCTTAAGGAAGAGGTTGACCAGTTTCTTGGCCAATCATTTTGGAAAACCGCTGGCATTAAGCTAACGGAAGGGAAGCTTAAGGGGAAACCTAAGCTAGATGAGTCAACTGAATATGAGGAAGTTGAGGAAATTGATGAGGCGGAAGAAGTAGATGAGGCTCATGTTTGCCCTCTTTGTGAATCCTATCTAGAAGATCCTATCTCGGACGAACAACTCGCTGAGCATGTTGATTTCTTCGTTCAGATGATTTCAGAAATGGCTTCAATCGAGGATGAAGATTTAGAGGAGTTAGATGAAGCTGCTGATGAGATTGCTCAGGAAGTTCTAGAAGATTCCGCAGAGTAAGCCATGAATCCTAATAAAGAATTACCTGGAGATATTTCCGTTGGAGATTTTGCCATGGACATCCTTAAGTCCATGGCTTCCGATCCTAATGCTCTTAAACCAGCATTAAAGGAGTCTACAATAGCTGATAGTGGCCCAAATATATCTAATATACAAGTGTCCCAAGACTTTGTTTCATTAGTATTAGAAGGAAAAAAACCACTTCAAAAGCCTAAAGGTAATGAAGTTGCAAGAGTGAGGGAATCAAAGGAAGTTAAGCTTCAATCTTTAGTGGAGAGGCTTTCAAGTTTGTTAGTGGAGGCTAAAGGTCTTTTAGAAGAATTAAGCCCAGGATGCTCCACTACAGGAAATATTGGTGTTAACATGGCTTCCAAGAGAAAGCCCAAGAAAAAAAATATTTATGTTGACAACCTTAAAAAGAAATACGGATTAAAATAAAAATGATTAACGAAAATTTTATAAGTCGGGTTATCCAAGTATTAGTCGAGATGCGTCTTGACGAGGGTATAGTTAAAGCACGTAACAAAGCTAGGAAGAATACTAATTCTATCGGTTTAGGAGCTTCCCATACTGCAAAGTGGGGCAGTAATAACTACGTAGGTGGTGAATCAAAACCACCCGGTGATAAGATTGAAGATTTCAAGAGATTAGGGAGAAACCTCTCAAAATCTTCATCGAATGTAAATAATCCAACATCTAATTTGAATCATGCTGGTAGATTTAGAAGGTCTGGGGACAAAGGAGCAACTAAACTTTTTCTTAGCGGCAGTAAAGATGAAAAGAAACGGTATTTACCATGATCCACGAAAATTTTATAAATCGGGTTATCCAAGCATTAGTCGAGATGCGCCTAGACGAGGGTATAGTTAAAAGAACTAACAAGGCTAAGAAGAGGGAAATTATGGCCCGCCATGCTCCTGAAGACGATATAGTTCAGCTAGGTAGGAAACACTATCCCAAAGGGCAAACTCCAGAGAAGGTTGCTGCGGATAATAAAGAGTATAGAAGGCTGAAAGCTAACCAAATGACAATGAAAAAGAAATATGGGCCTAATGGCACAGTAGGGACTGATGATTCTTTTTATAAGAGGAAAGAAAGAAAACCAAAACTACCATAATGTCTAACCTAATAGAAATACTTCAAGACCTTAAAGCTTTACTATCAGAAGGTGATAGAGGGCAAATTCTTATCCCAAAGTTAATGCCAGTGAAGAGTGATACCAGAGGGCCAAAGTTAAACTCCAACCCTGATCCAAAGGGAGTTATCCGTAAGGGTGAGTCCGCTGGTAAGAAGCTTTTAAAGACTAAAAAGAAGAAAATAAAGGAGGAAACCCTTTCCGAGGGTGGACACTCCTCAAAAGCAGGTGAAAGAGCATTATCTTCCTACAAAGGAAAAACACACACCAACCCAATGAAGTCCAGAGTTAAAAACTATAATTCCATTACTGATGCATTAAAGCGAGGTTACATGGGACAAGTATTTTCCACTAAAAATGCGGATAGACTTTATGTTGTAACTAAGCAAAAATGGGGTAAGGATAAAGAGCAAATTATTAATGGTAGATCAGCAAAGGGCTTTAGTCAAGGGTCAATACCATCTAAATTTAGCGATGTAAAGAAATACGCATCTAGAACTATGCAGAGGCACGGTGGGGGATCAAAGAAAATTGATTCTAAAGATAAAAAATGATTAACGAAAATTTTATAAGTCGGGTTATCCAAGCATTAGTCGAGATGCGCCTAGACGAGGGTATAGTTAAAAGAACTAACAAGGCAAAGAAGAATAAGGAAATATCCAAAATTGGATATCGCCGTCAGAGAAGCTATGCCAACATGTATAAAAAAGATTCCCCAGAAAGCAATATTTACGCTGGTAGAAAAGAACTTAAAGTTAAAAGCTTTGATGCCCCTACAGCCCAAATAAACACTGCGGGTGAATACCGAAAGCGTGGGTTGTCTTCTGATAAGGTTATAGCTAAAGCTTTTATCCAAGGGTCAAAGAATCATGGAAAAAAACCAAAACTACCATGAAACACGAAAATTTTATAGAAAGAGTTCTTAATGTTTTAGTTGAAATGCGACTAGACGAGGTAGGTGTCGTTAAGGCAGAGAATAAAGCTTTTAAGCGCAAGCTAACTAAAACTAATGCATCTGATGGAATTGATGAAGAAGATCCTAGGGATCAGGATCATTATGAAGTAAAGAGTGGTAGGTATAATCAGAGACTTAAAGTTAGGGGTGTAAAAGATTATAACCTATCCCAAGCAGGTATCCATAGAAGGAAAGGAAATAAACTTATGGCTAAACACAGTTTATCCATTGCTAAAGATCTTAAATCAAAGAAGTTACCATAATGAAACTACAAGACGTATTCATATTGCAAAATCTACAAATCCTTAATGAGGGTAAGACTGGCCCATTAAAGATTCGTGGTATTTTCCAAAGAGCAGATGAGGCTAATAATAATAACCGTATTTACCCAAAGACGGTTCTTGAAAGTCAAGTAAAAAACCTAACCGAGGCTATAGGAGAAAGACGCTTAGTAGGTGAGTTAGATCACCCTTCATATAATGAAGTTAAACTACAAAATGCCTCACATCTAATAACTGGCTTATTCCTACAGGGAAATGAAGTAATCGGTGAGGCTGAGATTCTTCCTACTCCTGCTGGGAAGGTTGTGGAGGGACTAATCCGTGGTGGTGTTAAGATTGGTATCTCCAGCCGTGGAATGGGAACATTATCAGAATCCAAAACAGGTTCAAAAATAGTAAATGAGGATTTTAAATTAGTAACATTTGATATTGTTGCTGATCCATCTACTAAGGGTGCGTTTCCAGGCTTAATGGAATCAAAACAAATAGATGATGACAAAAAGTTAATCGAATCAACTATTAAAGGTGTAGTTGGTGAACGGTATCTTCTTAAGTTACTAGAAATGAAATTAAGAGATAAGTTAGAGAAGACTAAGAAATTCAAATAAAAAGTAAGAAATTTCTGCATACGGAGTAAATAGATATTAGCTATGAATAAATCAATTGAGCAATTAGCTAGACTTCTCCCAGAAGGTTTGGATGAAAAGACTGTAGATTCTATAGTTAATCTTTTCTTTACTATCCTAACCGAAGAAGTAAGCAATAACATGAATTCCCTCACGGTAAAAGTAAAAGCTTTTATTCGTGGACAAGTTGAATCACTTAAGGAGCAAGCGGTAAAAGAGTTGGAGCTAGAAAATGAAACTTTTAGAAATGCCCAACTATTTGAAGCTGCTAAGTCATTTTTCGTAACTGAGTTAACCTCAACTGATGAAGATAGCACCATTAACGCTATCTCGGAAGAGAAGGATGAGGTTATTGGGAAGATGGGTGTTATAACTGAGGAACTTGACAAGACTCTAAGAGAGAATGTTAAGTTACGAAAGCTACTCAAGGTTGTTTCTGATAAGAACACTAAACTTACAGAAAGCCTAGAAGTAAATATGGAAAGTTTAGCTGAATCACGAGCTACAAACTCAATGAAGCTATCTGATACTGCGGAAGTGGTATCAAAAGAAAATTTCAAGCGTCAAGGAAAACTATTAGAGGGGAAGCGTTCCACTCAACCTAGAGACGATGAAAATCAATTTCTGACTGGGGATGTTCTCAGTCTAATGCACGATTAATTAGGAGAAAGTTAGATGGATTTTACAAAAATTGGTGGGTCATCCGAACTAGTAAAGAAGTGGGGAAAGGCCCTGGATGGTATTTCAAATGAATATACCGCACGAGTAACTGCACAGTTACTAGAAAATCAGGCTAAGGCTGTTCTAGCTGAGGCTGGCAAGCTAAACGAGGAAGTAGTTTCAACTGGATCAACCACGGTTGGTAACATTGGAACGTTCCAGAAGTTTGCATTCCCTCTCGTCCGAAGAGTATACCCTAATCTAGTATTCAACTATATTGGTGCTACTCAGCCTATGGATGGTCCTGTATCACAAGTCTTCTATCTTGGTAACTCAAGATTTACTGGTGGAACCCAACAGGTCGTTTATTCCAAGTGGAATCTCACCTATCGTGGTGCTGAAACGTCAAGCATTGGTAATACCCGTGTTGCCGCAGCTAACGTTACAGGAGCGAATAGCTGGAATGAGGGATTAAATGCCACTCAAGCCGGTAACGGATTAAGCTTTAACCAAGTAACTGCTGGTGGTTTTGATCTTTCAAACGTATTAGCCCCAAACAAGGGATCACCCTCTGCTACGTTTGGTGGTAAGATTGCTTCCTACCCTGATTCTACTACTACTATGGGTTGGGTTGTTTCAGCCGGTGAGCGTTTAGACGGAACTGGTATTCCTGAGATTCAATTCCACATTGAACAACAGCCCGTATTCTCACAAACTCGTAAGATGCGTGCTCTTTGGACGATTGAGGCTTCACAGGATCTAAAGGCATATCACAATATTGACCTTGAGCGAGAGCTAACGGATCTTCTTTCAAAGGAACTTTCCCTTGAAATTGATCGAGAGCTTATCGAGGATATCCGCATGATTGCTTACGGGTATGCTGGGTCTGACAAAACATTCGGTGGTTGGAACGCACAATCCTTGGATGGTCTTTCTAACTCAAATGACTTCCAAGGTTATTATGGCAAGGCTTCTACCGGAACTGGTGCCGCAACTACCACCCCAGGTAACTTCGATTGGAGTAATACTGGCCTTGGAACCAATACCGCTAGATCACTTCCACTAGGTAACATTATTGTTGCCGATCTTGCACAGTTCCTAGGAACCTCTTATGCTCCACAACACGTTGGGCATCGGTATGCTAACCTCTTGGCCGTGCTTAACTTTGCCAGCCAGGATATCTATAAGACCACGTTGCGTGGACCAGGAACGGTTCTTATTACTTCACCTTTAATGGCTTCTCTCCTAGAGTCAGCAGCTAAACTTGAAGGCGGAATCGCTGAGAAGGACGGTCCTTCAAACATGGGAAGTAAGATTGAGTATAAGGGTAAGTTTGCTGGAAAGTATGATCTAATTATTGATCCACTCTTCCCAGAAGATGAAATCCTTATTGGATATAACGGTGGAAACCCAATGGATGCAGGATTCGTTTACTGCCCATACGTTCCACTCATGCCATTACCAATGGTAACTGATCCAGGTAGCTTCCAGCCAAGAAAGGGTATTATGACTAGATACGGAAAGACTGCTATTCAACCAGCGTCAAGATTCTACCGTGTTATTCGTCTAGTAGGTGCTTCAACGGATTACATGCACCCAACGGTATACGCAAATACCGCTGCCAACAGTCCAACTGTCAACGTAGGCTGATCCTACTAGCAGTTTTAATACTTAAAGGCTGGCTAAAAAAGCCAGCCTTTTTGTTTTTTACAACCCTACATATTAAATAGAATGTTACCACTAATATCAGGATATGGTTCGTCTTACGGGACTTATGGTGGGTCTAGATTACTAGATTTCTCCTCCATAGGGGATATAGATTCATCTAAGCTTAATAAGAACCTGGAGGTTGATGGAGTTCAATTTAATCTTTTTGAGCGTTCAATATCAGATTATGTTATGGCTCAATTAGGGTATCCTGTAATAGCGGTTGAATTAACACCATTTCAAATAAAAACTTGCATAGATGAAGCTTTATCTAAGCTGGATTATCACGCCCCACAATGGATGACCCAATTTGCTGTTTTTGATGCAGTAGCTGGTCAAAATGTGTATGAGCTTCCCCAGTTTATGATAAACAACTTAGTATTTGTTGGGTATAAACGAGATGTATTTGGGTTGAATTATACCCCAAATTCTTTTTCTAATGATATAGCTCTAGCCTTTTTTAATTCCAACAAGTTTTTCCAGGGTGGTGATTTAGGTGATTTCTACTTAACTCAACAGTATATGAAAATAATGCGTAGAGTCCTTGGTAATGAAGGATCTTGGAGTGTTATAAACAATAGGGAAATCCAATTATATCCATCTCCAAGAGAAACTCCGTCTCCTGTAATTGTTGAATACCGAGCTATTGATTCTAATACTATTCATCATGCATACAGAAATTGGGTTCAAAGATTTACTCTAGCTGTAGCAAAAGGAATACTAGGTAGGATAAGAGGTAAGTATCGGGTTCTTCCTGGCCCTGGTGGTGGTGCCCAATTAGACGGGGGAACATTAGTTCAGGAATCAAATGATGAGAAGCAAAATCTCATGGAAGAATTAAGATCTGATATATCTGAGGGTCCATTATTCATTATAGGTTAATATGAAAGACTTATCTAAGTATAATAGAAAAATAGAGTTAATGGATACAGACGATTATGAAAGCCCATTTCGTCTATATGATAAAATTCAAGACATAACTTTATTCAATACTATAGATCAGGAGCAGATCAAACTTGGTGGCTCCCCCCTATGGGTCTATAAGTATTACCAGTCAACTGATTATGATCCGGTGTATGGTGAGGATAGATCTAAGACCATCGCCGTAGAACCCATAAAGCTCTTTGGATTGTATGAGCCAAGGGCTATTGAGGAAAATTTAACACAATTCGGAATAGAAATCATTAATGACCAACAATTTACCTTCAATAGATCCTATATTGAACGAAAGCTTGGTAGGGCCTTAATTCCAGGGGATATAATAAAACCTGATTTCGAACACATAAAATATGAAGTTTATGAAGTTCAGGAAAGTGGTTTTGAGGGCTATGGAGTTTATCACCTTATATGTTCCGCTAGAATCCTTAGGGATGATAAAGAAATTCATAAGATTGAGTTAAATACCCATACTGATGTAAAGTCACAAATAGTGTTACCTGAGGATGATGACCAATATAACCAGTAATAAAGTTTTACAAGAAATTGTTGAAAAAACTAATGCATCAACCGGAATGTATGTTCAAAGGGTTTACAAGGCTACTCTTCAGAACTTATTAAATATTTTTAGTAATATTTATTATTTAGACAGAAATAATAACCCCATAAATGTTAAATGTATACCTGCAAATCAGGAAAGGGCTGTTGCTAAATTAAATCAAGGTAACAATATAACACTACCACTCATTTCTATTTCTGAAAACACATCTTCAAATAGTGATTCTAGGAGACGGTATAATCCAATATTAGTAAGTGAGAAATTCTTTAGTAAATCTAAAAATAGAGCTATAAGAGTTATTTCCATGGCCCCTCGTCCGGTAGATATTACCTACAGTGTAAATATTTGGTCTAAGTATATGAATGATTTAGACCAAATTAGAGAGCATATCTATTTAATGTTTAATCCTGATTTAGAAATAAGAACAAAAGATTCTTTTATTACTAAAGCCTATATGGAGAGGGAAAGCCCTATAGAGGAAGTTGAAGCTAATGATTCTGAGGATAGAAATCTAAAAAAGAGTTTTTCCATTAAAATAGAAACTTACATAGAGAACCCTAAATTTCTTTATACCTCCACTGGGAAAATAGAAAGCTTCAATTATGAATTGGATATAGTTGAGGACGTAGATAGCACTAATTAAAGAATTTTCTGCTTAAATCCAATTCATAATCTCTAAATACTATTAGAGATTTTTATATGTTAAAGAAGCCTGTTGCGATGAAAAAAATTAAGAATTACTCAGTTCAAGGGTTTTCTATAGTAGTGAGAAATGGATCTACATTTGAAACTATTTGGTTATCCCCAAAACAATCAATTTCTATTAGAGAGGATCAGGTTACGCAACAGATCCGAAATCTTCATAACCGAAGATTAATCATAATAAGCAACTAAAGGTAAATCATGGCAGGAATTCCAAATAGCCCAGCAGTAGTTTTTCTTGAAAAAGATAATTCAGCCTATCCTCCAAACGTAGACTCTTCCATTGTAGGGTTAGTTGGATACGCTTCCAAAGGTCCAACTGATGAAGCAACACTAATTACTTCCCAGGAACAATTACTAACCGTATTTGGCTCACCAAGAGAGACTATAGTTGGACAAGGATTAGAAGGTGCTCTAGAAATATTAGAGTCCACCAATCAAATTTACTTCGTTAGACCAAGCCCAGCTAATGCTTTAGAGGCATCTGCTCAAATTCAGTATGGTGTATGCCCTGCTGTTCTTTTTGCACCATCGGGATTTGGTGTTACCAAAAACCTACACTTAATAGTAACACTTAAGGATGCGGAAGGTGTATCTATCCTAGAGTCTCAAGAATTTTCAATATTATCCTCAACGGATAATAGTGGAATTTCCCAAGCATCATCTGTAGCTAAGATCCTAGGAACTGGTAATACCCCTACAGATCACTTCCATATGGCTTGGAATACTGCTACCCAAACTCAAGGGTATCTAATTTCTAATTACGCTGGAAATGATGCTAGAATGACTATAGCGTCCTACTCCGAGGCTGGTGGTGTTAGCCCCATATCGGCTCTACAACAGTTACAGCTTAGTTCTGGCGTGTCGGCGACGTCATCGTTCGCATCGTCACTCACGATCAGTGGAATAGATGTAGACCTAAGTTCGTTAAACTACTTTGTTAAATCACTATACGATGGTGATGGGTATAACCTTAGTTCCGATTCTAATACTGGACAGACATTAGGTGTATCAATAGAAGTTGATACTGGTGGAGGTGCCTACTCAGTTTTAACTGTCAACAGTGAAGGCAATGCAGCGGAATCTTATAAGGTATCTCTTTTAAATGATTCCACTTTCGTAGAAACCGCAATAAATATTGGTGTTGATAATGCTATATCAGATTTTATTAAGGGCGAAATATACCATAGTGGAAATTCATTGGATGGAACCACTCCTCTTAACATTAATGAGCTAGATTCAATTTCTACTCTAGGAACTATTACCAATGGTATTAACCTTACCAACGGCGATGGTGTTAGAGCAGTAAACGTTACTCCAAAGTTCCTAAAGTTAATTGATGGAACTTATGGCTTGGCTGGTGGCAGCATCGGAACAATGGATTCTAGTAGCACATTAATTGGTAATGCAAGTGCAAAGACTGGTATCTACACACTAGATGATGATACTCTTAACATTTCAATGGCTGCTGTTCCTGGCATCTTCGATCAAAGAGTTCAAAACGCTCTTATCAGTCTAGCGGAAAGCACACAGAGCTTTATTGCTGTAGTTTCTCCTCCTGTAGGATTGGATACTACTCAGGAAGCCGTTAATTGGATGAATGGTAAGGGGGATGGTAGAACTGCTGCTATCAATAGTTCATGGGCTGCTGTTTACTGGCCATGGGTTCAAGTATTTGATACTTTCTCTTCTAAGGATCGATGGTATGACCCAGTTATCTTCGCTATTCGCCAAATGGTGTTTACCGATCAAGTATCTGAACCTTGGTTTGCTCCTGCCGGATTCCGCAGGGGTAGGTTAACCAAGCCAACTTCAGTTGAGATTGCGCTAAACCAAGGTGATAGGGATAGCCTTTACGTGACTAACATAAATCCAATAGTAAACTTCTCACCTGAGGGAATTACTATTTTCGGGCAAAAGACTGCCCAAAGAGCTACAACTTCTTTAGATCGAGTAAACGTCCGTAGGCTTATGATTTTCCTTAGAAAAGTTCTTCTATCCACAGGAAGACAGGACCTTTTTGAGCCAAACGATTTATTTACCTGGGAATTGATTAAGGATAAGGCGGAAGCTTTATTATCTGATATTCAATCTAGAAGGGGTATTGTAGAGTTTAGAGTAATTTGTGATGAAACTGTAAATACTCCAATTAGAGTAGATCGCAATGAACTCTGGTGCAAGATTCTTCTTCAGCCAACTAAAACCGCTGAATGGATTATCTTTGAGGTTAACCTAACCAATCAATCAGCTAAGTTTAGTGGGTAATATAAATGGTAAAATCAACATATCGTGATGAGTATAGACCGTTTCGTCCAGGTGAGAACCTTCCAAAGATTTCCACCGTAACGGATTCAGTTCGTTCATACCAGTTCGAAGTTCAATTCTTTGGTCTTCCTCCTGGTTTAACTGGGCAACAGCAGGACTTAACTTTAGCCGCTAAGCAGGTTGGAGCTATTGGATTCGGTGTAGAGGATATTCAGGTAAGAAGGGTTAATGACCAAGTATTCTTTCCTGGTGCTCCATCATTTGATTCAGTAACTGTAACCTTTGATAACTTGTATCTACGAAAGACTTGCTCAACCTTGTGGGAATGGTTTAAGACCATCTATGACCCAATCTCTGGTGATATGACAAAGCTTTCCGCTCCAGGTGGACCAGGTAATAGAACTTTTAAGGCTAATAAGCTTCGTATAGTTGAACTGGATAATACACGTAATCCACATGCAGCTATTGAATTATACGGAGTATATCCTAAGAGTGTAAGATACTCTGAGAAGAACTATAATACTAATGACTTCTCTACTATTGAAGTAGAGTTCAGGTATGATTTCCTTAACTACTTTAATTACTGATTAACCTAGGGTTTAAAGAATAAGGAACGTAAGTTAATTAACTTACTCAAACTAAGTAACTCTTCTATATTACATATACAG